TGACAAGCTGGCGGTCGCCGCCTAACGGGGCTAAAATTCACTTGCGAAACTTAAGTTAATAATAATATAATAACTATTTCCTACTGCTAAGAAAAAATCTACATTTTGAACATACTTAAAAACATCTCCTTTTTTTGCTTTTACTTTATAATAAGCATTCCAAGAGCTGTTTATTTCTCCGGGCGCAGTGTTGTTATTTTTAATAGGCGGAGTAATTGTAGATAGCAAAAATTTGTTCTGTGTATTGCGCAATTCATCTATATTTGATTCTAATTTAGCAAATTTATCTTTATTATCTTGTGATAATTCAGCTATATTTTTATCGTTTTTCTCTTGATTTGCATAAATTTTATCTAATATATCACCGTAACTAGTAAGTGTAAAATTAATTTCATCATCACCAGCCCCTTTAAAAACACGCAATGCCTTGTATTCTTTTTCTAAAACAACTTTAATTGATTGACCTACTCGTAAGCCTCTAAATAAAGCATCATATTCAGTTCCACTTTCATCTATTAAGCCAAATATGTTAATATCATTTGTTCCATTATATTTATTTAAAGTTATTGTAAATACATCACCAATTTTTACAGGGCTAATATCTACTTTCCAATCCGTTGTAGTGTATTTTTTTGATTGTTCACTAATTTTTGTATTTATTTCTTCAATACCTTCAAGTACGCCAGCTTCTTTTGTTAATAATTCGACTATATCATTTTTAGTAAAAGTAACACTGATATATCCATCTTCGGGCATAGTATATTCTACATTAGCATTAACAGGAATATCAATACCCGAAGCATCTTTACGAAGTAATTCATCTCCATTTTCATTTATTATTATATAATAACTGTTTCCAATAGCAAGATAAAAATTGGCTAATTGTTTATACTTAAAAACATCTCCTTTTTTTGCTTTAACTTTATAATAAGCAGGAAAAGAACTATTTAATTCTCCTATTATAGTATTATTACTTTTTATAGGTGGTGTAATCGTAGATAACAAGAATTTATTCTGTATACGTTGTGAATTTTCTAACTCGGTAAGTTTCCCTGCACCCACCTGCGAAAAGCTACCTATCGCCCAGGATTCACCCTGAAACTCCCATGTTTCCATCGAGCCAGATTCATCCAGAAATGAAACTTTGACACCGGCATTCCTAAGTTCTGCCGGAACTTTGGCAATCGCTTCCGAGAGAGTATAGCGGTTAGTTTCATCTACACCAGCGGTTGGATGGTTAATTGATACGTTATATTCTGAAACCAGTCTGGTAGCAGCATCTTGAGTTAGAGAAGTTTCTGTTGAATAGCCCACACTAGTAGCCAAGTCTTTTATAGCTAACTTTCTTCCTGATTCATCCTTAGATTTCTCAATTATATCCTTAAACATTCCTCCCACTCTCTCTGCAGAGTTAGCGTCATCTTCCACTTCCGTACGGATTGTTTCAGCTTGTTCCAGAAGAACATCATATTCTTTTGCCATATATTAATCTCCTATTAACTTAGATTTAATTCGATTTACCTTCATCATACCAAGACCTTTATAAAGGGGATATTCATCATTCTTCTCATTCAAAAACAAAACACATTCCTTAAGATACCGGTCCGCAATCGAAAAAGCATCGTTGTACGCCATTACCTTCTCCTTTATATCCGGACGGCTGCTATACTCATCCTCCTTCTGGACAAAGCCGTATCTGGTCACATTACCGTCACCGTTCTTCACGATCCGCGCATAAGTATAGTATGCCAATGCCGTCTTTATACCCATGAACATTTTCTTCTCTCCACGATTGTCCTCATACGTACCTCCATCAAGAAGAAGCTCGTACTTCTCCGAATGCTCCTTCACATCAAGATAGAGCTCATCCCCAAGAGCTGACTTTATGTCGATACTTTCCGATTCGCGGATATATGTCTCTATCTTATCTTCATCAATATGCACCGACATTCCGCGTGATAGCGTCGCTACTTCAGATGTTGTTATTAGATACTGCTGCATTTCTTACATACTTTAAAGGTTGAACTGAAAAATCATTAGATGGATTAGCAACTTCATACCAATGCCGAAAAATACGGTCAAATGTTCGCTCGATTAAACGCTGCTGCTTGTTTACAATAGAATTATAGTATTCGAAAGCATCTTCCAGAATATCACCGGAAAAACCAACCTTACCAACACGAATACAATACCACGGTTCCTGACCATATGCCGAATATATGCGCTCAACCACACTAGCATCCGTCACGGTAAACTCCTTATCGTAATTGGTAGAGTTCAGATTCACCACTTCAGGCTTTTCTTCATCATTCTCCAGCGTTACTTCCATAATTTTACCACAATTTGTATCCCCTTGGAGCTGTATAAGAGTATTGCTAAAGCTGTCATCATCAACTTGTCTTTCCATTTCATTGCCTTCCTTGTCAAAAGTTATTTCAGTACCCTTCTTTGTGAAAATTATAGATGATGGCAAAAAATTATTACGCACATTTCTGTACTTAACATTCGCCAAACCTTCATCTGTACTCATTTCCGTTACCACACGATCGCCCTTCCCTGTCGGATAGGTATCTTTCCCGGCCATTGACACCCAAAGTACCTGTCCTTTGTAATATTCTATGCCTCCGGCGGCTTCTATCTGAGCCAGAACTACAGATTTCAACGGATTAAACACATCTATGTAGTCGATATTCTCTTTTGTGACACGTATCTTCTTACCTTTCCTGGTTTTCGTACCGCTCCAGTCAGGATGTACGGCAATCTTAGCCACATATCCGTTATCATCCTCTTCCGCCAGACGGCAGTTTTCAAATGGAATATGTTGAATCTCTACAATCTGCCCCAGAATGTTGTAATTTATATGCAAAGCAACCCCATTGAAATCAGCCATATCTCGGCAAACAAGAGAATGTATGTCATCAGCCGTATCCCCTTTCCGGTTTACCACATACTCAGAGAAAGAAACCTCACGGAATCCGTTACCTTCAATGAAATCGGCAAATCGGTCGGAACATTCAGCCCCTGTAGAGCTTGCCGCTATGATGTTGCGCAAGGTCTGAGGATATAAATTGTCTTCTCCATATGTCTGAATGCCCAACGTCTGAAGATAATTTATATCAATTCGTTTACTACTTTTTTTCTTCAAGTCGTGTACTCTCATGATTCCGTGAGTTTAAGTTGTTTAATCTTCTACACCGTCCTCTGTATTAATTTTTTCCGAAAGTTCACCCTCAATAGTGTCATGTTCATCGTCGACACCTTTACTGTCTGACTCTTCACCTTTTGGGTCAGTCTCTTTGGGTTCTGAGGCAATGATTTCGGATGCTTCTTTGATATATTCATTCAGCAGCTTCTTGGTTACTTTCCGGCCATTCACCTTATACGTTACAAATTCCTCCACAATGGATTCGTTTGATACACCATCTTTCAAGGCCATCTTTACATTTTCAAGTAAAACAGGGTCATATGCCTTGCCGCGATTGCTCACCCTTTCCTTCCAGTTTTCTGGCATCTTGGAAAAGTAGTTCGCATTGTTAGGATACTTTGCAAGATATTCCTCTGCGATGTCGTCAGTAAGATTCGTGTTCGTATAAAACGAAGAGCTGCCAAATTCCATCTGCAACATCACTCCATTCTTCAATCTGTATTCTGTTTTTTCTTTCATCTTTCCGTTTTTATTAAGGTAAACACTCATTTCTATCACTGCATCATGATAGCAGTCGCTACAAGATGTATGGACAAATTTCTTGTCAAGGACAAGCGCATACAGACTTTCAATCTCTGCCTTGTCAGAAGGAAAAAGGGAAGATATACTTCCCAATTCCTTCAACCTATTAACCACATCAATTACATCCATAATCATTCGGCTTCTGAAAGTAAAGTCTGCACAAGAGCTACTGTAGCGTCATACGATGTCTTGAAAAGATAAATACCTGATTTGGGTGACTTGATTTCCTGCATGGTAACAGTCCAACCTCCGTCTGTATCTTCCGAGTACTTTCCATCAGCCATTTCCGTAGCCTTCAGTCCTTGATACCATCCGTACACCTGGAAAGCGCAATCCCCCGGATTAGTTTTTCCCAGCCCCTTGTACTTATTTTCCAGCACTACAACGAACTCACCGTTAGCCAGTCCGTCAATGATATTGGCACGCACATCCGGACCATCATCCAATACAACTAAGGCAACCGTATGGGTAAACGTATTCCGATATGTTCCGGCTGCAAATGCAGTCCCCGTTCCGTTAAACGGTTGTGCACCCATCGCCAGAATTTTATATCCCTTCTTCCCAGTTTTAAGAGCCATAGCTTCCAGCACATTCTTGCGGGTAGAGTTAAATGTTGATGCACTAAAATCAATATCCTTACGGTTGACAATAACCCCTTCTTGCTCAAATCCAGGTACAATAGGATCATCGCACGATGGTGCGATGTCCTGCTTCAGTAAATTGTCACATATTCCTGACATATTTCCTCCTTTCGTTAATATCCCATTTGGAACAGGCCATCCTCACCAAGCAGGCAGCCCAGCTTACCAGTAGAATACAAGTAGTTGACACGTTCTTTACGATCGAACCAGATATCAAGATCTGACATAATCTGGTTGGCAGGAGTACCCACGAACAGTTGTTTCGGAGAACCGAATACAGCACGGTGGGGAAGGTTCAGCTTCGTACCGTTGTTCTGGTACTTCTGAATGAATCTATCCCAGATGGATACTCGGTAAACCAATGTACCGTTGTACTCCGTCACGTCCAGTCCCTTGAACACCTGCTCCCACTCAAGGATGAGCTTATATTCACGCTTCAGGTCACGTACAAGAGCATCGCAAAGAGATTTGGTACAGAAGATGCCGGCACCATCCATTGAAGCAATACGTGAATCAGCATCTTCAAGCAGGTTGTCAAAAATTCCGATAGCCACACCGGATTCTTTCAGCTTGCTGAACTGCAAGGCAGTCGTACTTTCAGAGTTGGCCGCAATGGTTGTTCTCTGAGCCTCGTTTTCCGTGCCTACTGTAAACAGTTGTTTCCAGAATCCATCCGCAGTCTTGAACAGCTCTACGTCCACACCATCGGTAATCTGGCCGGAAGAGGTAGCATTCTGTGCTTCGGTATCACCAAACCAAATAAATCGCCACAACATATGTTTCACGGCCAAATCCATCGCCGGATAAACGATATCATCCATATATTCGGTAGAAGACAAATCTCCAATATCAGTTCCAGTTTTCAAGCAATATTCAGCAATAGTGTTCTGTAAGTCTGTATAACACCACTGCAACGGAATCTGCCAATCTCCAATCTTCCATTCCTTCTCGGCGAAGTTGATATTAGCTTTTTTATAGCTTGGATTACAGCCAGAACCTTTCCAACCGATATCATCCATATCACCAACCCATCCTAACTTATCACCATTGTGTACATTTTGGCGGAGAGTAAAGAAACGTTCCAAATCCTCATCGAGGAAGTTAGTCATAATCAGTAAGTCTTTAAGACTTCTGATAGCTCCATTATCGGGGGTAAGGCTCGACAAAGCTCCCCATGTAATTCTTGTATTAGGCATAATTCTTACTTGTTAAATCTTTGTTTGTTCTTTTCGCGAATAGCGGCAAGTTTCTTATCAATCTTGCTTTCATGTTTCACCTCCGGCTTCTTTCCAGACGTTTGTGGAGTACGTCCAGCCGGAACATATTTGCTCGCAGCTGCCTTTGTCAGCTTATCAATACCTCCTGCCTTTGCTACGGCATCCAAAATCTTGATATCATCCTCAGTCTTGGCATTTGCTGTCAAATCAGATACCTGCTGTTCCAACTCTGCAATACGCGCTTCCAATGCAGCAGTATCATCACCTCCATTTTCAGCTTCACGAATTTCGGTTATTACCCCATCAGTCACTACAATAGTCTTACCATCCGGCATTACATGTTCTCCATCAGGGCTTGCAGGGTCTCCAACCTGCGGATCACCTTCTTCACGTTCTACTGTTAACGTGTCACCACCTGCCGTTGTCAGCTCCAGAGCAACAGCCGGCACGTCCTCGATTTTCGCATATCCTGCCTTAGCAAGAATGCGCTCAAACAAGGACTTCTTCACAGTCATTTCTTTTTCTTTGTTCATAATTATTGTTTTGGTTGATACTTTAGCCGACTTCGGCATAATAACTTCACTGACGAATCCCAATTGCTTTGCCACCTCACCACCGAACCATGTTTCTTTAGCCATCTGTTCTTCGAGAAGGCTCCTGTCGACTCCACAACGTTCGACATAAAGAGAAAGCATCTTTTCACGTTCTGCTTCTAATCCTGACTTCAAAGATTCTAAAGCCTGAATATCTACAGAACCTTCAATTCCGGGACAATAAGGAGAATGAATGAGAATCTTGGCATGAGGGTACATCTTTCTTCGCTCAATGGGTGCAGCCAGAAAAATAACAGTTGCCATTGATGCACATCTGCCAACTACAGTGGCAGAGATTTCTTTTCCGGTAGCCCGTAACGCATCATATATGGCATAGCCCTCTGCTACATCTCCCCCGCATGAATGTAATTCGATATCTATACGTGGATCATCAACAGGAATCCAAGAAATAAAGTCCTGCACGTCACTGAATGATACTCCATCAACTCCGGTCAGATACCAGTTTTCCATCTTATCGGCATCTGCTACAATGTCTTTGTTGATAAATAATTTCGCCATATCTCGTAATTGTTTGAAGCAAAGTTATGAAACACGATATGGCTATAAGAATTTATAAGGTCAATAGCACTGACATGCCTTGTCAGTCGATTTTTTGGAAAAAGAAAAGGGCAGGCCACCGCCCACCCTTGATTATACCTCAACTTCCGTTGAGAATTTGTTCACGATTCTGTATATCGTCCTTTCATCCACTTTATATTCATCTGAAAGATACTGTAGGATATACATCTTTTTATGCCCTTCCCTTATCAACCGCTCATAATCTTTGTATAACTCCAAATATTTCACATCAGAAGGGCTTACCGGCAGTTTGGCCAATTGTTCCAATACTCCCTTATGTGTAGCAAGAAATTCATACGCATTCATAAATTACCATTGTTCTCTAAAAATTTAACTTTGTTGGCAACCGAAGTAAACTCTTCTACGGAAACTTGTGGTGCTGGTGCCATCATCATACCTTTAGCCACTGCCCTCGCCAACATATCCTCCCCGATAGATTGGTTACTCGATTGTACTACATTTATAGGAACTCCCCCACCCATCATATTAAATGACGAGAGAATTGGAGCAAACATTTCGGTGGCTCTGGCCGTAATTACTGACTCCCCATTACTGAGTCTAGCAGGTATACTATCGCTAGTTTCAGTACCAGGACCAGTAACTAAACCACCTTTTGCAAATTTAGCACTTTTTACTGTTTTTGTTGCAGTTGCAATATTAGAAAGTATAGTTGCTACTGTTGTAGCAATTGCAGCAAGATTAGCCGGAAATGGTACAGACTGTGCTTGAGCTATACCTGCTGCCAAAGCCTTACCCGTATTAATAGCAATCTCACCCAATGCTAATGTCTTGGATAAAACAGCAAAAGCCTTATTACTTTCTCCTAGCGTTTCAAAAGCTGAAGACAATCCCGATGTAATGCTTTCGATAGCCTCATACTTCACCTGTTCAATCTCAACCTCCTTATCAGCAATGGCCTTCTTCGCATCAATATATTCCTGATTTGCCTGAAGTTTACGGTTCAGGAACTCCTGCTCACTCTCCCCTTCCTGCTGCTGTATGCTGTTCAGCAACTCCAACTTCTGAGAAGCCTGCTCCTGAAGTATCTCCAGTTCACTTGCACCGGACTGCTGCATCTGCATGATTTCATTCTCCATCCTCAGTCTGACAGCTTCCTGCTGCTTTTCCGATATTTCCTGCTCACGCTGTAATATCAGATCATCCATCAGCTTGTCGTACTTGTTCGCAATGGCCAGCTTCATCTGCTCGGTCAGTTCCTTGTCTGCGAGCTCGGCATCACGCTGGGCGGCTAATTGTTGCAGTTTCAGTTGATATTCCTGTTCCGTTCCTTCCTTTACGGCTTCAAGCTGCAGAGAAATGAGCTTGGTATGGTTGTCTATCTCTTTTTGAAGTTCTTCATCAGACAACTTCTGTAACTCCACATTCTTCTGTTGTTCCAGAGAAACAATCTGGCTATTGATGGCTTCCCTTGCTTTGACAGTCAGATTCTCTTCCTGCCTTAATTGAATCTGAAGGTCTTCTATCTGACGAGAATAATTCAGTTCTATTTCCTTTCTCGCCTGCTCACGTTTATCCTTCACTAGTGCAAGCATAGCATCTTCTGCCGCTCTTACAGCTTCCAGTTCCGTTTGCTTTGCTTCCTTGGCTTTATCAGCCCCTTCCTGACGTATTGAATTCAGGGTATTTTGCTGCTCAGTCTGACGACCATAGCTGTCCTCCATCAATTCCTGCAATTCATTAAACTGATCCCTGAAAGTTTTCAAATCCTCTATCGTACTTTCAGATAACCCTAACTTACCGATAACTTCATCGGCTGTAATATCACCAGCTTTAATCTGTTCCATCAACTTTCGCACCTCTCTGTTCATTTCAGTATAACCTAATGTATTAGCAAGTCTGGCTTCTGCAAGTTCTGTCTGAATCTCCAAATCTTTCTTCTCTATTTCGGCAGCTTTCTCTGCGGCTTTTATACGTTCCTGAGTAGAGAGTGTCTGATCATCCGCAGCCTTCTTCAACTTCTCAATTTCGGCACGATTAGCCGCACGCGACATTGAAAGCATCACTTCTTTCTTATCTATCTCGTTTAATACTTCTGCCAACTCCCAAGCTTGCTTGGTTTCATCAGCAATTTCTTTCCCTATTCCTGAGAATATAGCCTTTACATCTTCTCCTGCCTTCTTGAAATTCCCAGTAAACAGATTCACCAACGTACTACCTAACTTTGATGCACGGTCTATTATCACATTGATTGTAGCTCCCAAAGCAGCCATTATCTTGTTAGCCGCTTCCACCCCTTTCTGTGTTTTCGTAAACCATGAAACGAGAGAAGCTAATGCTACAAGTAAAAGCCCAATACCTAGTCCTAACATAGTGGTTCCAAGCAATTTTACTACTCTCGTCAACCCTGTTGTTGTTTTTGCCACAATTATCATTCTCTGATTAACTCCTGACAAATAGTTTCTCACTCCACCTAAAGAAGTAACCATTACGTTTATCTGCTGAATAAAAGGCACATTAGCATTTGCCGCCTCCATAATAGCTTCCTTATAGTTACCTACATTCCGGTAATAACGTTGTGTTTCTTCTTCTGCATCTTTCAATGTTTTCGTAACCTCATTTATTTTATCTCGCAATTTGATACCCTTTGCTGCATTTCTTTCAGCTTCTGACAGAGCATCATATTCAGCCGTCAAATTGGATAACTGTGCGCGAAGCGATCTAAGACTTCCCTCCTGCTCTTTTTCCTGCTTGATCTGGTTCTGCATCGTCTTCGTAATAATTCGTATCGAATCATTACAATCTGCAATATAGGCTTTTGATGCAGCCATTTCTTCATTATACTGCTGACGTGATATTTCACCATCCTTCAATTGTTTTTTCAATTTGGATTCAGCCTCACGAGCAGCATCAATCTTCGCCTGATATTCAGCAATAGCCTTAATAGCTTCACTGTAATTGACCTTTATATCAAGGATTTTTTCTTGTTTGTCTGCCATAGTAATTTAAAGTTGAAGTAGTTTACACTCACATATACCTGTATTCTCTGCCTTAATAGAAATAATAGCATAATACTTGCCATATTGTCCCAAATAAACCGGAACCGACATATCCAATGATTTCAAATCATATTCTGGAATATTTACTAATTCGGTTATTACTTTCGGCTCACGAACCTGATTTTGGTATGTTACATAATTTTGCCTGAAAATGCTTTCCCAATCCAAACCTTGAAATGTCCCTTTAGTTCCGTCTGTACATAAAAGAAGACGTGGAGTAAGACTATCATCATATTCCAACTCACCATCACCATTATACGAATACAAAGGAATCTCCGTATATGGTCCAGTACGTGAATCTTTTATTTTAGAAGCCGCAAATGGCAAAGTAACAGCTTCAGTTTCTAAATCAAGTGTCTTGTCATCCACATATATAATACCGTCATTCTCACCCGTTTCATCATCCTTCCATTTATAGACATTCTTCTGTGCAAAGCCATCAAGCCGGAAAGATAACAGCTTCGGTCTGTTCTGAGGATAGGAAGCTATTACTCTTTTAGTCCAATCCAATGCTCTCAACTTATTTTCCACGATATCATCCATAGTAATGAAACGTATTCCGCCCTCCACTGGAACTGCAAACATTCCACAAAGAGAAGATATAGTCTTAATGAAATCAATTTGCTTGATATCTGGCAAATTTGGAACAAAAAAGTAGTACGGATTCATTCCCTGTTCTTTCAATCCTATTTCATCAGAATAAGGATGCATAGTAAGATTTATCGACAAATATTTTAAATCATTTGTTGTTATGGTTCTACCACCAACATCTCCAACTAAACATAAAGACAACCAATTATCTTCTCCAGCTTGATCTCCAACATCACATTTATCATTTAAATTAAAATAAAGAACAGATACCCCTTCTTCTGTCTGCCGAGAGTCAGGGCTTATAGACATTATTACATTCTGAAAAGTATGGTCCCTTATCTCAAAAGTAACATTGCCTAATTCCAAAGGAAACTTAGCTACAATAGTACCATTCAATTGTAACGTTGTATTTTTATAGTTACAAATAACACCTGCAATATATTGAGAATCTCCAATACTCGACATCCTTGACTTAATATAATAGTTATCAAATATCTCATTAGGATGAAATGACAACATTATCCCTAAATCTATATTAGAATTTAAATAAGAATTTGTGAGAATGACCGATGACAAAGATGAGCGTTCCATACTATCTTCTCTTGTCAACAAAGGGATAATCAACTGTTCTATAAATTCCATTCTTGACTTTGGAATAATGAAACTAACACCGCTATCTTGACTAATCCGATTAAGTATCCATTTGGCAGATACCGCCGGATGAAACCAAGCATTCATATCATCATCTTTAAATCCATAGTTTACCCAAGGTAAGCGCGGAGAATTGCCCAATTCACGACTCCACACAATGAAGTCCTCATCCTCTACTATACCATACGACAAATCTTGAAGTTTCCTATCATCATTCACAATATCAGCAAATGCTGATACATTTCCCCATGCCATTGCTACATTAATGGTTTCAGCAACTTCCATTAAGGTTACATTTGCATTTGACACAATTTCTACACCATTACGCAAATAACGTCCGGCATGATTAATTCTCGGATATCTTGTAAGACAGCTTGGCAAATGAGCATTATCTATAATACGGCAATTACGCAGAGTGATTGGCAGCTTGATAGAATATGTGTTGTTGCTTACTACCTTACTGACATCAGTAAACAAATTACTCTTATAATTCAGAGTAATGGCTGTACTGCTATCAATATCCACTAAATTATTATCAATATATAACTCCTCCTTCTTCATAGTTTCTGTGAATTTATCTCTGGCAACATAATCTCCACCTCAAAGTCTTGCAGATCTTCTCCTGAATCTACTATTGTTCCCGTAGCAATATTCACAGGAACCCATTTCCCATCCACATACAAATCAACCAAAGGTGAAGAATGCAGGGTCATAAGCATATTAAACGTATATTGGTCTACCAATACAGCGCAAGCCTTGATATTTTTCTGCATGGTCTTTCTTTGATATCGGTTAACTCCCGTATAGTTATACCTTTCATCGGAATATTCCCAATAAAGTCGCTCGCCATCCATATCTGATTTTGCATACCTATTTCCCTCTTGAAATAACCAGTATTGATAAAAGCCATGTCTGTCAATCCATCGAAGATATATTCCACACTCTGAATCATCTATAACAAGCCGGTTAATAATAGTTCCATCCCCAACTGGACGGAATGTATTGTCAAAAGTATAATCGAACGTACTTGTCGGGATATCTTCATCCAAACGCACTACACCAAAAGCAACAGCATTACCAAACAAAGTCATCGGGTCTATGTGGAGCAGACCAGCATCAAGCCTTAATGGTTCATACTTATTCTTATCATACCGTTTCCTCAGACGAGCCGATTGGGATATGTACATAGAAAATGTAAAAGGAAACCTTCTAAACCATACAATCTTTCTTGACGGATTGAAGACCTCATCGATATTCATTGCTCCCCATATCACCAAGGTTGTAAAAGTAAATGTATCGTCTGTGGTTTGAACTTGCACGGAAATAGTCTTAGGCACTATCAGTTCTTTGTCATTTACATCAAAGAAAGACTGTAAATAGATTGATATATCAAATTTAACGATACCGCCATATGGCTCTCTCGTATCGGTGAAAGCCATATGGCTATCTGTCATTATCACAGTTACCTGATTATCCGTCTGAACTTTAACCGGTATTGGGTTAAAACAAAAAGAAATCTCATCAGGATAGTATATACTTTTATTCTGTTCAAATATCCCTATTCTCATCGTTAAAATTCAAATTTATGTGTTCCACTTCCATATCGAATATGCCAACCAAACGCTCCATAATATCCTTGATTGTCTTTTCCACCTCTGACGAATATATATCCTCCGATTGTCCTGAACGATACAGCAATGTACCCTCGTTAGCAATCTTTCTAGCTACCAAATAAGAGAAAGACTTTGGACGTTCCACTTTGATACCTTTATCTTCCATCCATTGCTCTATAATCTTGTAGAATCCTTTAGGCACCTTACCCGACTTACGCCCAATTTCCAGCACACCAAAAGCCTGACGTCCCAATAAAACTCCTCTACCTTCGGTAATTTCCATTCTCAAACTGTCACGTGTACGACCGGAAGCTACTTGCCCGGCAGCTTCATGGCGGGCGATAATCCTCTTGCGAAGTTCCTCCAGCTCATTTCCAACTATCCGTAATACGTTATCCCTTACCGTTTCCATACACAATATCTTTTATACCTCTGGTCGAACACAATACAATGCCTGACACTTCCTTCAGCTGCAGCGATATGGTTATCCCAGTGACATTTACATTCAGCTTATCGTAAAATACAGAGTAAGGAACATCACCGGAAATTGGCTCAAACATTCCGGACCGGTTAATGAGCAAGATAAACTCTTTGGCTAAGTTCTTGCACCTCTCTACTACAGAGTCGTTCTCCGTACCATCAGAATCTAAGTCTGTCTTATCCATGAAAGCTATCATGCAGTTCGGGAAATCCTTCATCTGTGTTGCTCCCAGATTCAATGTACCGCTTACTGGGAGAAGGTTCAGCACCGCTGGGAGCGGCAGCTTGTCGAGTCTGATGTTGGCTGTCTGCCAGTTGTCGAATATGTAGGTCACCCCATCCATCTGTTCGATCACACTCTTGATTTTCTGCTCTACCGTCATCTTCTTTTCTTATTTAAAACATTTCTTAATCTCCGTTCAAACATCACTCTTTTGGCATCCATATCAAGACACTTATATACACGTATCCACGGAACGCATTCTACTTCTTCATGATTAGATATGCCCATACGCTGAGCATAATAATCTACTAGTCCAAAAAATCCAAAATTCAATCTATCTACACCAGCCTGTCTTTCTTCCGGTGTAGGTGGGACATTCGTAGAAGCAAACAGTTTGTTTATTCGTTTTACCTCTTTGGCAACCCAATAAACAAATCCCAAGATTTCAGTAGCATCAGCTCTTAACACTTGTTTCTCATCCATATCTAACAATACCTTACATGGTACAAAGAGAAACTCTCTTGTTGTACCTATTACCTGCAACTGCATAAGTTCCCCCAGTGAAAGATCATTCAATGTTGACATAGTCTTGACCTTCCCTACCCTATATGGTTTAGGAAGAGATTCTAACCTTTGTTGTAATACCGTCATGTTCTGAACCAAGTCACTTATCTTAATAAATTCCTTTACTGTCATATTCTTCCTATTTTTGCCTTTGGTCTATGAATAACTGGTTTGATTTGGAAATACATAGCCATAATCAACATGTCCAAATAGTCTGGAGAATGACCAAGTATCTCCTTCATCTTCTCCTTGCTTATGATTCCCTTCTTACGTGTGTCTGCGTCGATATGGTCCTGCTTCAACACACCAAGCTCTTCGATTATCCGTTCCTTCTGTGCTTCCGTACAGACAATACGAATCAAACGGGAGTTTATCATCTCGGCCAGCTTGAAGCTACATTCCGATTTCAGGTTGTCAAACTCAGGATTGACAGGTCGAGTACCACCATGAAACTCTTTGATACCATTTAGATAGCTTTCAAGGTAGCTTCCCAAACCGTCAGAGTCAGCTATCATCTTGCTACGGGGTATGGAGCACTCTATCATCATACGCTTCAGATCTGTTTCAATGGATTTTCCAGTACTATATTCCTGATCCAATTTGATATAACATACATTTCCCTTCCAGTGTCCGGCGACAAAGCGGTCACGCCCTTTCATTGCAAGGTCAGCAGAACCAGAAGAATCCCCGGCAGGCTTTACAAACTCATTCGTGAACAGGTCACAGATAGCATCGTAATCACAAAGGGCTGTCGGATCATTATCATATTCCCAGTTTCCAAAATATAGACGCTCTTTTGTTACTTTATCTTTTGTATTCCGGAGACTCTCGATATAATCCTCAGTAGCCCAAGGATTATCCTGTACCAATGCCTGAATAAAAGCATAAGGTTCTTTGAGCTTACCCTCTTTCCAAGGCTTATAGAAATCCCGATACAGCCAGTTCTTTTTAGGGTTGCAGGTGATAAGTATCTTACCTGGTACACCATACACATCATTCATGTGACGCCCGATACGGGTTTTCAGAACTTCAAAGGCAAGGTAATGAACCTCCCCAGCTTCCTCTATCCATCCCCCTGTATATTCCTTCGAACCTAGCCGTTCATACATCGGGTCCTTTACTGGGTAATAGGTTAGATCGATATAAACTATTTCACTTCCATTGTCAAAAGCTATACCTTCATTGGTTGTCTTGTATGCCGTGAACCCATGGGACTTTGCTACCTTATTGAAGGTTACTGTTACGGATTCTCGGCTATCCTTCAGATTATTTCGTCCTACAAACCAGCGTGTACCAGGAAGATAATAAGCACATTGCATCAGCCACTCACATCCCAACCACGACTTTCCACCACCTCCAGCTCCACCGTACAACAGGAACTTTGTCACATCATCCCGAAGGTAGTTGTATGCCAGCCTCTGCTTTATGTTCACATTCTGTCCCATATCATTTCAACTTGTCTGCTTCCGGAGTATAGGGAAGAAAATCGAATCCCTTAAACGGCTTGCCTTGTGTAGTATGGTCCACTTCCTGCTTATCAGCTAATCCCAATGTACGTGCAATGATATTCGCATTGAACGCTCCTACACATGCCCCTTCGAACTGCTGTGTCTTGATAGTTTCTTCCACACGCGCGATGACTTGAAGAAAATCTTCGTCACCTTTATTTAAACAATCCTCTCGGAAGTTGCTCCACCACCTCGTTGACGCTCCAAGATACACACAAAGTCCCATGAGAGAGTACGGCCGTGATGTGGGGGTAATCTCTTGCTGAGTGTGCTGCTGATTCTCTGTTACAACCTCCTTTCCTTTTGCAACTCTTACAGGTACAGTTTTCTGTATAGCCTTTCTGGTTGTCCATGGATTCTCATCGCACCATTGGAAATACTCGCACGCTGCTTCCCACAGAAGTTCAGGCGTGGCAAAGAGCTTATCCCTGCCATGCTTGCTTCTTAACATCCAAAATTTATTTCCTTTAGGTGCAGCCATAATCACAATTTTTCAAAAACCGGTAATATTTCCTTATCCAAATCCCATCTTCTGTTGTTAGGAAGAGGAAGAGTAAATTCATATCTGAGAGCTTCATTATATTCCTTACGCAATGCCCTTCGTTCGTTAATGACAGAAACTTGAAAAGACGATCCACGCAATTCTCTAGTTTTAGCAACTTCAATCCCTTTTTCATATATCCTGAAATCCGATCCGATGAACTCTTCCGTAAGACGACATACGTCTGCCGTGGAATGATAATGCTGAAAGTACCATTCACCGAAACGGAAGTTAGCCGTGAAATTATTCGCGTCCAGAAATAAGGCTTTCGAACGATAGTCGTGTGTTTCTTTTCTTTCGGAAGCTTTCTGTGCAAACAGTAAAGGGATGCCAGACCAAAATATCATGCCTCCCAGCTTACAGAGTGCAGAAAGAGAAAGAAGGACATTTCTTTCGTCTTCCAGAGAATTTACGGAGTTCAGGACACTATCACACACTACCACATCGTACAAACCGTACTCAGAAAGTGTCCTACATACGTCCGCACAATCCTGACGTATTTCCTTCTCATCTATCACGTCTGCTCCGTCTTTACGATGAAAGAACTCAATCGCATCAATACGATATCCGTCCTTCTTTAGCCTGGTAGCATAGTCCTTCTGACCTGCTCCGAAATCAAGCACACGCATCTCCTTCGTAATGAATGGAAGCACTAGGCGCTCATATAATGTAGAATGGCTCCTGCTACTCGGGACACCGTTTTTCTCCCTGAGACGTGCTTTCTGGGCAAACGACTGGATATAAGTCTTACGATCCAAATGGGAATATTCAAACACTCCGTATTCCTTCGAGAAATATTTCAAAGCCAACTCTTCCTTCCCTTTCGGAAGCACATAGACAAGAAGATCCATTCCCAAAAGCTTCACCGTCTTAGCATATACAGTAGAAATGATAACTTTACCTTCATGATCACATACTGCATTCGCAAACTGGCCATAACGCAGGATCATCTTTGTAAGGTCTACTACACGCGAGTTATTCCCCCCTTTGGTAATGATGGTTATATCTTTATTCGGAACCATAAAGAAACCTTCCGTTCCATCAGGGACAGATACACGGATATCCGGCTGAACTTCCGATACCTCACACTCCGCATAATTATGAAGCTGGTTGAAACGTACTTCATCCGTTGAGTTCACGCCTTCCAGAACAAAGGCCGGAACATGAGTATATCCAAGCAGCTTCATAGTCTTTGTACGCTGGTGACCTGCCATGATTCGTTTGTCAGACCGACGAATGATGATAGGCTTGATGATACCAAGCTCATTTATAGACTTCTTCAAGTTCTCCTGAGCTTCCAGAGTAAGCAACCTCGGGTTATACTCTGCCGGATTCAACGATTCTATGTCAATGTATTCCATCATAAACCCAGCAAATTGTTTACAAAACCAATCATTACCCCATTCTCATCAAGATATTCGGTTGCACGCTGCTTCAACCCTTCAAGCTCCACATCGGTTATCGGTATCTTATATCCTTCAAATGCCAGGTACTTGATATGTGCCCCCGCTTCGTAGTTCTCATTTCGAAGTACGTTTCGAGTATCTTCTACCCCTTCAGAGAAATCGTCCAAATCAGGAAAGCTGATACCCTCCAATCCCCATTCCATAAGCTCCTTACAATCCCATTCGAACAAGCGTGCCATATCCCATTCCCCATTGTTTACATTATCACGGATAATGATTTCCCGCTCACGTTCTTCGGTCAGGTTCGGGATAAGCACTGTCGGCACTTCCTTGATTCCAAGCTGAACACATGCGTCATAGCGTTGGTTCCCGGCAATGATAACAAGCTCCCCTGTACGATCCGACAAGATAATTGGCCGGGCTTCGAAATAGTCCGGATTCCTCTGTATGGATTCCTTCAGCTTTTGAAGCTGTTTTTCGGTTATGCTACGAGGATTATTCTCCAGCTTTTTCAATGTTTCTGTTTGTCTGTAAATCACTTCCATATCTCATAATATTTGCGTTACAGAACAAATTTACCCGATAACCGCCACAAAGCTGTTACCGGGTATTCACAAAGCACTGACAAGGGCTGTCAGTAAGTTATAAACTCCATATCATCCACCATTTACGCCTCTTTGTGTATTCAAGTTCTCTCTCCAAGTCTTTACAAAGGTCTATCTCCTTTCCCCATTGAGTGTGATAAAATGTTGCATCATCCTTAAGCTTGTTTACTCTTTTTTTAAGTTCCTCGTTCTCTTTTTCAAGCTCGGCTATAATATGGTTTTTCAGTTTCAAATCACCCAATAGTCTTTCTGCCCTTTTCAAAGTTCCTTTGGCTATCTTTTATCAGCATCTCCATGTAAGTATCTCGACTGAATAGCCTTCCCGTTTGATGTCTTTTGTGTTTCATACTCATAATTTATATTCCCAAAAACCTAACTTCCCTTTCACATTCATAATCGGCTTATCAAACAGAACTGCATCTTTCAGCACCCAGTTCCAGCAACCTTTCTCTGCCCAGACGGACGAATGGTTCTGTACGCAGTCAGCTATTACCACACTCCCGATGATCGCGCCTTTGGGAAACCCTCCATAAAAGGCACACTTGTACAACTCTTTACTTCTCTGCTCAATTTCTAACAGTTGTTCTTGTGTATAATCTGACAAACTTGGCTGTCCACTTGTTGAAGCATGAATCAGTACCCTCTGACCTAAGTATTTCTGGGGGCATTTCCAAGTCCGGTTCTCGATATCTTTTATACCGTGAGCGATTAGGCTCGCCCACGGCTGTTTGATGGATATTGCTTTCATACTTTATTCTTTTTCTTCAGTTCAGTAATAAGTGCATCCGCTTGTTCAACACTTAATTTTGCAGCATCTTCTAAAGTTATTTCACAACTCATGAGTACAGCGACACATTCCTTTGCTATTTCATATCTACGCTGTTCCCAATCCGGCACAAGGTAACTCTCATCTACATTCAGGTAGCCTGTATCAATTATCCTCTTTCCATACCCGTCAATTTCAACTACACATGCTGTACTGGCAGGTATCGGCATTACTGAAATTATCTCTACTTCTGTTCCACTCATAAGTGTTACACCCTGACCAATATCGTATGGTCTTGTTAGTTTTGCTTTCATTTGTCTTTCTTGTAATATTCAACAATCGTTTTATTCAATGCATCAACAATATTGAATGTAAGTATTGCCGGCATTTCGTTCGTATTCATCTTCTTGATAAACACCTGACCGTTTCTGTATTCAAGAACGGTATCAAGTTCTATTATTACACTTTCTTCTTTCTTATCCATTATCAATCCTTATAATCACTCATACTACCCCAACTACCATATATCTCTTCATCACTCTCACCATTAAGCCGAGCCCTTTCTATTTCTTTATTCATGCTATGTGACAGACCAGTTAAATCACCAGAAAGACTTTCGAATGACGAATATTCTTGTGTACTATTTCTACGTATTCTGTGTGTAATGTATTTTTCAATACTATTGAATATTAAATTATCCTTTTCAGACGTTCTTAAAGATATATATCCATAATTAAATGTAAAGGGAGTCTTTAACTTTTCATATGACTCTCTGTCTTTTATATGCTTATACATCATTTCAACAGGAAAAGTCATTTGCAATCGTTCTTTCTTAATCATTATGGCTATCGCATCATATAAAGCCTGTTCTTCATCGGTCAGCTTAAACCAATTGATATTCTCAAAGCACCACATGATATAACCTATATGGGTAAGTATGATATACTTTATATCTTCCCCTTTATATTTTCCAAAAGTCATTTGCCTATCTTTTGTCATACACCTAATATCTGCTTAATAGTTCATAGAATTTTCGTTTCTTCTCAATGTATTTCAATCCGTTGCGTCTTAGTCCTCTCTTAGTCTTTGCCACAATCATTTGGTAGCCATTTACACCTACATAGATATGGTCTTTGTGGTGTTCTTTGTTTTCTCTAAAACTACAATCTATCATAACATCACAATAACGATAACTATCGTTCTGCACACCTTCATAACCTTTTCGCATTATGAAGTGTCCTATTTCGTTTGCTTCTTCCTCTGAATAAGCAATGGTAAATATCTTATTCATATTCTTTCTCCTTTCCACCTATCCCAGCAACCACCACATGACCGCCAGGAACAGGTAATACAATTTCGTTTTCATTGATTATTTCTCCTTTTTTCTACAAGCTGTTCAAGCCTCTTTTCGCATTCTGCACACTCGAGTTTCTTGCGCTCCAGTTTTTCCCGGAACTTAACCAGCTCCTCGTCCGTGTCTTCGTCAAAGAACAGGTTGTTCTGGCGGTTATACTCGATGTATTCACGCATCATTTTTTCGGCTTTCGACACCTTTGCCTTAGCGGAGATCAGTTTTCTAAGGCAACTATCAAACATCAGTTCTCCGGAGCGTTTGTCATAAAAGGAAATACTTGAATACAAACAATATCTCGGATATTTGCATTGTAGCTTTGCAGTCCTCCAACGAATAACCCAATCATATTTGAAATACATTTCCCTTGGCAAATCATAGGTATATAGAATTACATAGTTCCCATTATCATCATGATATTGTATGGTAACATGAAACCAATGCTCGACCTTTAATTCCCTTTCTGCCTTGGCTTCATACTTAGCCATCTCATAATAATCACTCAAACTTTCCTGCTTCCCCATATCATATCGTTGTTACACAATCAAAATCATTTCCATACATGATATGCGCTCCACGTTTCCGGAGTTCAGCTACCAGTTGATCGTTGGTGTATCTGGCCAGCCGACCATGAAGTCTGTCCTGCTTTCTTCTTTCAGACGTGTGTCTGCTCTCACATAACCGGCATCTATTGGTGTAATGGATGCCGGATTTCGTTTCATAGGCGCGGAATCTGCTCTCAGGAAGAATCCGGCCACACTCTATACATTCTTTCATGATGCAGCCCTCCTGATCAGTCCCATGTTACGGTTTACCAGTTCAATTATACGGTTATGGTATGCGCTTGTGTGATTGCATACTGCCCTTGACTGTATTACCTGAAAGGTTTTTAATGACACCTCCACAGTTTCCATACGTTCTCCATTTACTCTTGCAGATAGAATCAGACTGTCTTTTTTCTTGTAGTATTCATTTTCAAATACACAATGATGCATGCTTTTACCTTCATCTATAAATTCGAATACACTCTTTAGAACTTTTATTGAAAGTTCACCGTCCGTTATTATTACTCCAAAGAACTTTCCTTTATCTTTCACATATTCTTTGTTAAACTGTTCTGCCAGTTTGCGTTTTGTTTCTTCTTCCATTTTCTTTCGTATTTTAGTATATGCAGCTAATGCAATTTCGTGTGCCTTGTACAAATCATCCGGACAAATAAACTTGGGATTATGGATATCCTTACCTGTTTGTTCCATGAATGATAGCATGTCAAAGTATATTGAAGCATCAGTTATCACATAATGGTTTCTATGGCAGATATTCATTTGAGGCATATATTCTATTTCCGGTTTCTTACTCCGTACCATCCAAAGGAATACATCGTACTGACCTTGTTTTACAACTGTTTCTGCATGTCTTGATGTAAGTAGCATTTTCATACACTCTACTACTGATACGTATGGCAGTTTTTCAATAGCCTTGCACCATCCGTATTTATGAAGTTTACGTGTGATTTTATATTGAGGATAGAAATAATTACCAGTTACATCGAACACATCTTCAAATACATAATATCCAGCACAACTCTGATTATGCTTCCTGACTTTAAACTCGGTGTTGTAATACCAATTAAAAAAGTTACATCCACGAGAATATCTTTTTGAGATTATTATCTCTTCTCCATCAGGAGATACCCAGTTTTGATATACTTCGTTATACGTGTATTCAGTCTGAAAACCTTTGCGATTGATGCGATGAACATCAAAAGTTCTTATTACCTGCCATTTGTTGAATGTCTGTATTATTGAGTAATACTTCGATTCCGTCAGGTTGTCTTTCCGTGGATTGTGTTCTAATATGAGATGATTCAAGCATCTACATTGATATCCTAACTCTAAATCCACTTCCAATATACCTGGTATCTGGTACTCTATGTTACCACAACAATGACACCATACTTCTCCATTTTGCTTGTAGTAACCAGATGATGGAAATATACTCTTTGCATAGCCCTTCTCTTTATCCGATATTGGTTTGAGATGGCTGCTCATTTTAAGTACCAATTTATTTAAACTCTTTCTGGTCATAATTACATATCAAATAATGACAGTTGTCTTGATTCAAATATCTTTTGCCGTTCCTGCTTTGTTTTCTTTCTTTCGTTTTTTTTCTGCACTGGCTTTTCTTTGCTAATAGGGTTTTGAATAGTAGATGGAGCCGCAACTTCTACACGTTCCTGAACCTTGTCTACCTTGATGTCGTCTTCGTCGTAATAGTGAACGGCCCATCCGTATACGGTTGCATCATCAATTCCTACTGAATTGGAGCCTTTTGCCAGTTTTCTAGCTTGCGAGTAAATGTACTTGCAGCACTCCTTGATGCTCTTGTTTGCTTTCTTATAGGTCTCGGCAAAGAGAGAATCAGTCTTTGCACGATTCTCCAGATACGTCTGGATTGTTGTTTCAAAATTTGACATAATTGAAGTGGTTATTTGGTTAAGATTATTTTCTTCTCGTATCACCATCAACATGGATGATATTAAACATCTCCTTGCAGCGGTCGGCTATGTATATACCATATCGTGTGGGGATGTCATTTAATTCGAGGTTAGTAGTAGCATATGTACAATATTCGTAACGGAACTCATACCGAAGTTGAAGGACGGTCTGAATTACGTTCAATCCGGTCCCAAAGTGCTTTGCGTCCACCGGTTCTCTTCCAAGCTCATCAATACATAGCCCTGTGGCGCATTCTCGCTGCGTGTAACGCATTATCCCGTCAATCCCTTGCTCCGCATAGCGTAGTGAGATTTCAGCGGCAGAAACGAACGAAAAGCCTAAATCTTTCCGGCTAAAAGCAAACGCATATCGGTTTACCAGACTTTCGTACTTCTGCAGCCCTTTCATGAGCGTGGACTTTCCTGTACCTATCGGACCGCAAAGCAATATGCCTTTGTTCGGATCAAGGCTACCCTTCATCATTCTGCCAGCTCTCTCCCAAACCCACCGATATAGCGCATCAAGTGTTTTACGATTTCTGTCATCAATAATGAAATCAGGAGATACACTGCACATACATTCCACAAGTTTAGTTTTCCAAAATGCTTCTGCCCGTCTGGCATCACAAATCGATTGCTTTGAGCACTCCTGTCGTTCCGGAATCCGTACTTGACTGATTATCTCCCTTACGGTTTTCAGATTGCTTTCCATCTTGAAGTTGTTTTTCGATTATCCAAAGATTTGCCCGGCTATCCCATCTTTCGATACGGGCTCCATTCGTGTTTTTCCAGCTCAGGCTGTCGAAGTGATAGAAGAATATCTCCGCCTGCTTCTCCCAGTCAGGCAGCTTTCCATCGAAATAGGCTTTTACCTGCTCCAGTGTCGGAGGTATAAACTCTGGATTTTGAGATTTCGCTTTTTTCGGTTTTTCTTTCTCGGGCGGAAATAACTCGCCAGAGTTATTATTATTCTTAGTCTTATTCTTAGTCTTATTATATGGTTGTACTTTAGGTTCAAGGTTAGGTATAGGATTAGGTTCAAGGTTAGGTGGTACTTTAGGTATCAAATTTTGACACCTAAATTCACATATAACTTGATATTTCGTTTTATCCCGTTGTCCATTTCCACCAGCTTTGAATGTTATCAAGCCTGCTTGAACCAATCTGTTTCTTGCGGTTTTCATCGAATTAACCGACACTCCCACGTCAGACGCTACCTTAGTATCGCTACGTGTCCAGCTATCCACCCAGCCTAAACGATTCGCTGTTTTCAACAAGTAAAAATAAAGCCTCGTTTCACAGCAGGTAAATTGCCAGTCTTCATCGAGAAACCAAAAGTTATTGATTAGTTCTATGTAGGTCATAACAGATATTCGTTTACTTCTTTCATAAATTCAGTAAGGGAACGGCATACGACATACCGATTTCGGTATTTCTCAGCTTCTCTCTGCCATTCTTTTTGTCCGTCACTCTGTACACCTTTCGGCGTCTTCATTTCAATACAGAGGGAAGCATATCCTTTTTTGGGTATAAGGAGTATCAAGTCAGCAACACCCCTTACCACTCCCTCATACTTCATTCGTGCTCCGGTCTTTGCATCCCTTCGACCACCGTTCGGAACTGCAAAGAGAAGCAAAGCCAGACTCGGGTACTGAAGCCTGAACCATTTCAGGCAATCGTGCTGAATCTGGCTTTCTGATTGTGGTGTAGTTTGCTTTTTCATAATTTCTGACTGAATAAGTTCATAGCCATATCCACTACGCTCTCCTTAACCACATCATCCGTTCCGGTCACTCCGTTAGCGATGTTCTTCTTGGTTTGGATCACGTCATACATATAGCGGTCAATCGTATCTTTTCCTAAATAGTAGTAACAGTTTACGTTATTCTTCTGACCGTTACGGTGTGCCCTGTCCTCTGCCTGCTCACAGTCTGAAAACGTCCAGGGGAACTCGATAAATGCAACACGGCTGGCAGCGGTAAGTGTCAAGCCCGTACCTCCTGACTTATAGTTCAGAATTATCAGCTTGCATTCCGGATCATTCTGGAAGCGATCCACTGCATTCTGCTTTTGAACTGCATTATCATCACCCGTTACGGTAACTGAATCGGGAAAATGATTCTTGAGCTCCATCACAACCTCCTTGAGATAAGCAAATACAATCAGCTTTTCACCTCCGTCTATCACATCATGGATGAACTCAGAGAAAACCTTGATCTTACCTCTTGCAGATATGGATTTCAGGATTCCCATCTTCACCATGACTTCACCCCTCAAAGCCTTCTGAATCTTTTCATCATCAGCATTCTTATAAGTGCGGAGATACTGAATAAGGTCGGCTTCTGCCTTGTCGTACTCCTTACGGTTAGTAATGTCCACCTCGATGTACTGACGTGACTTGTCCGGAAGCTGGGTAAGTACCTTAGCTTTCTCCCTTCGGAAGAAACAAGTAGTTGATAATCTCCAATTAAGCTCCTTCACGTTAGAGCTTTGCTTCGGCCCAGCACAAAACTTTTCAATGAAGTTTTTATACCCTCCAAAATCTTCCAGACGTCCCATAATCTTCAACTGCTGGATAAGGTCGGTATTGTTGTTCACTACCGGAGTACCCGTAAGCTCCAGCACGTACTCCTTACCCTTGCATATTCCTTCAAGGAACTTGCTCTGCTGTGTCTTGCTGGACTTGCACTTGTGGCTCTCGTCTATCACTACCGACTTGAAAAGTGAGATACGCGGGTCGAACGTGATGGAACGCATGGTAAAGCGTGCATCATCTTTTATTCCCTGTACAAAGAACTTCTTCAAGCTTTCATAGTTTGTTATGAAGATGTCGCACAAGGCCGTACCATCCGCCTTTTTCTGTTCGTAGAACCGTTGCCAACTTGACTTGTTCTTGTCATCAAGAATGATCGCCTGCTTTCCAGCAAACTTCTTGAACTCTCTCTGCCAGTTTATCTTTAAAGCTGCCGGACAAACAACAAGGCACGGATACGCCTTTGCTATCGTAACCGTGCCTATCGCCTGTAATGTCTTTCCCAATCCTGGCTGATCCCCGAAGATACACCGCTTATGCTGCAAAGCGTAGGCGATGCCTTCCTTCTGATACTCGTATGGTTCCAGAAGAAGTCCATGTGGAACCGTTAGTTTCGGCAAATCAGGTATCGTATAATCATTTACGAACTTAGTTGATACAGACCGTTGCACACGGCTGCATATCCTTGCCGACACAGCCCACTCTCCCATTTTATCTACATACCACTTATCTTCAAGAGAAACTTTCCAAGCCCTTTCATCAGGAATGTAAGCAGCTTTCGGATTCTTAGCAACACTCGGAATCCGATGTACTAAGTCTTTCAGAGTGGGATGATAGGGAAATGCTATTTTATAGCAGTTCGGGGTTTGCGTTACACAAAATGGGTACAACATAATCTTATGATGCTAACTGAGTTGTTTTAGAACGATGGGAACGACGGGGTTTAATTTGCTTTCCATTTACCTCTATCGTCACTTTCGAGTTATCCATTATCTTCTGAAAAGCCTCAATATCCGGATTGGCAGGAGCTTCCGTCTGAGCTTCCGGTATTTCGTCTGCCTGAACATCTGCTGCTGCCTGTTCCTCAAACGGAAGTTCCTGCTGCACAACCTTCCATTTTTTATTGAAGATATACTCATTCACTTCATAGCAGCATGACTCTATGGCCTGCTCCAGCTCAAACTGAAACGCATAGTCCTCATTTTCATCTGCAAACTTGGTAAAGGGTGCATTCAGGTTCAGCACCTTGTTGCTTTTCAGAAACCGTTTTCCGGTAAGTGTTACTCCCCTGCTGTCTCCGTCACCTCCTACCGTATATCCGGTCACCTCGAGGATGCTGTCTATATTATTCGGCATATCTTCCAGAAATTTCTTTCCATCCGCCTCCTTCTGTTCGCAAAGGAAAGCCATATGAGGAACCAGCGCCTTGAAAGCATTAATCAGGTCGTTTGTCACGAGGTTCTTGCCCTCAACCGTAACAGTACCCGTTTCATCCGTATAAGTAGCAACGAGGGTATTATCCTTCGTCACTTTCGCTTTTGTTATATTCATGTCCTTATCTCCTGTATTTATATTCGTTAATAAACTCATGATAATACAAGTCATCGGGAAGAGGAAGCGATATTCCCAGTTCAGTTGCAGCATCCGCTTTTACCTTATTCAGGAAATCCGTCATCTGTAAAGTGTTCAGCCGTGACGTACTTCCGGCAATAACCGTTTCCTTTCCGTTGATTACAGCCATCCTGCGAAGGAAAAGGTTACAATAGTAGTCATGCACATCCTGCTTGTCTGCTCCGGTTTCCTGTTCGATGCAGGTAAACCAAAGCCACATTAAAGCGTTCTGACTGATAGTACGTGGTTCCGTATACCGTTCAATGGTAACTTTATAGCGTCCGTTTCGAAGCTGGCTGCACATGAAGTCGAAAGGCTTGTCAATCCTTACTACTCCCTTTTCCTTCACCAGAATAGCTGTCTGACTCATTGCCCAAAAATCTTTTTATCAGTGATTAATTCTTTGTTAGCTTCCAGAAACTCAATGAAACGCTCTACATGGGCTGTGAGCAACTTTACGCTCTGCTTATGATTATAGGTATAGTATTCCGGATAACGTGTCCCAGAAATGAGCGGAGTGCGGCTGGTACCTCCTTTCAATGCAAAGGCCGTATACTCAAATGCGCTTACGCTCTCCATCTCTCCTGAAGCTATCAGGCAGTAAGGATACACATGCCGCTGCCAGCCGTGCTCATACTTTCCGAAGCTGTACGAGCTTGTCGTCTTGATGTCATATACCACATCACGCTTGAGCTCGTCGATAAATCCGTAAAGCTCCACATCACCATATTTGGTTGGAAGGATTGCAGAGACATACAACTGGCTTACCGCCCCATCGAAATACTTGGCCTGCTCAATAACCCAGGCACGGTCAAAGAGGAAGTTCCGCATGGGTGCCATCTCCGTAGCCGGGAAAGTTACCTGAACGGTATTCGTTTCTTTGTCTCCGATAATGGAATACGGAGCACGCTCACTGGGAACGTGCGGCTCATTATGAATCGCCATGTCCACAAGCGCATTGAAGGCCGTACCCTTGTCGGCCGCTTCGCTGGCAAATGGTACACGGTTAATCGCGTCAATCAGGGACTGTTTCAGTTCCGCTTCAACTTCTTCCGGAGAGCGTTTGTACTCTCCGGTTTCATTGTCTATGTTGAAGAAGCTCTCCACCTCTTCATCTGCCCTCAGATAAGCTTCAAACTTATCCAAAAGTGACGGATACATTCTGTACTTAGGCTGCTGCATATTCCTTCTTGATTTTGTCAAACTTCAAACCCAGTTCCTTGCATCGTTTGTTAAGAAGCTGTCCAGCCTGCAGCTTGCTGTCAAAAATGTGCTGCATACCTGCAAGTGATTTTGCCACGCTGTTAGCCGACTCCACGTCATTCACAAGTTCCACCTGCGCCTTGATTACTTCCATCAGGTCTTCATATTCGGAAGAAAGCTCTGTCTGTTTCTCCTGATATTTCGAATAGGTATTGATGATATTCGTCATGAAATTGTTCTCTCCGGTCACATCACCCTTGTCATTGATAATGATTGGAATCTCCATGCGTTCAGGAAGATTGCAGGTGTTCTTTCCGTAGAACTTCTCGCAAGGATTGAAGGAAATGGTACGCTTCTTTCCGATAGCTTCCATGTAACCGACCAAATCCAGCTCCTTAATCAGGTCACCGGCAGATGAGCCACCGATTTCCGGACGTATCTGCTTTTCCTCACCGTTCTTTTCCTCACGTTCATGCGCAACGAATATCACCGATTTTCCCATAAGTGATACCTGATTGACAAAGTTGATAAACATGTTCTTTCGTACTCCGTAGCCCTGCAGGGAAAGAGTACCATCCGCCTTACGCATCTTCGGATTGTTCTGCATGATATACTTGTCCATGAAGGAAAGCATCTTTCCAGCGGTATCAATCACGAACGTAGCGTAATCGGCAATCTCAGGCGATTGCATCACTTCATCCACTTCTTCCCATTTCGTTATCTGTACCGTATCCACACGGTGGGCAGCGTTCACACGGTGTACTCCACCGTCAAAGTCCAAAAGTAGCGGATGCGGTGCTGATAAGGCTAGCGTAGTCTTTCCCATACCTGGCTGTCCGTAAATAAGTGCTGACAAGGTTTTCTTTACCTGCAATTCATTTGGTTTCTTAATAAGTCCCATAATCAAAAAAAATTAAGTGGTTAATATTGATTTATCTTTTTGTCTTGAAAGGCGGCCAGACCTTTCAAGGTTATTTTATCCGATAGCTGCTTTTAGTTGTGCTGACGGACCATATTTCAGGTCATCCAACTGCTTTATGGAAAATATTTTCGGAGAATTCTGATAAACTCCCTTACGAATCCATTTTGCAGCTCCAATGGCTATCTGATGATCAAGCCATCCTTCTCCGTATTTGCGACATGCCTTGGAGTAGGTTATTTCATCAGAAGTAGGATCGTTGCGTCTGATATACTCCTCCACCGCTTCCTTTGCGGTTTCACGAATAATTATCTTTAACTGCCATGCATCAATCTCCATCTGCTCTCCTCCTTATTACTCTGGTTACTCTTGCTCTTGCCTGCATCTGAGTGCATCTTCGCATATCAATCTGGAAATCCATAACTGCCATTACAAGGAAAAGGACAGAAAAGAATAATTCCAGACCATGCTTTCGCAACTCTTTCAAATCGAAGTTTATTTTCAGCTTTTCGCAAAGCATATACAATACCAGTTCCGTATCTTTGCTTATCCCCAGCTTCCGGTATATGTCACGCTTCTGCGCCTTTATCGTCCATTCAGACCGTCCTAACGTGTCCGCTACCTCTTTATCAGCCATGCCTTTGCAATACTGTTCTGCAACAAGGTGCTCACGTTCCGATAAGGTATTCATGACACACGTTTTACCTGAAACTCCCCCTTTTTGCGGTCTATCTCTCCTACCCGTTTCCAATCAGCACCTTCTTGGCACATCTCCAGACGCAATCTGGAAATGGTCGTGTTGATTGATGAAATTGATGTAATGGGGAATATCACGATTTGGTCGACCTTCATTCCTCGTAAGGTCGATGTCCAGTTTTCTGTTACTTTTACCATATCTTTATGCTATTTTGATTGTTTGCTGACAGAACGGGACTTGAACCCGTGACTTCCATGCTAACCCATACATGGTGTTCTACCGCCTGAACTATCTGCCAATAAAAAATGCCGAACCTCACAGCCCGGCACTTACCCATTCACTATTAAAAAAGTATGA